TATCAATTCCTCTACTTTCATAAATTTATCAAGTGTAGAAAGTCCTAAAACGTCAAATTTAACATGACCAAGTGCTTCCAAGTCATCCATTTCTAGTGCGGCTATTTTTTCACCACCACCTTTTGGGTCAACCATAGGGCACACTTCATCAAGTGGCTCTTTAGATATTACAACTCCAGCAGCATGTTTACCTTGGGTTTTAAAAGTACCCTCTAAATCTATAGCCTGCTGAAAATATTCTGCATAGTCGCCTCGTAATTCACCGTTATCAGTAATATAACAATAATCACGAAACTTCTCTGGTTCATTAATTAGAGACCATTTAATAATAGATCTCTCGTCTTCGTCCATCTCCTGTAACCCGTCTGAAATATCAGCCTCATTCCTTAACGGTTTAGTTATCTCGTTCATAAGACCAAAACCACAAGCCTCATGAATCCGAAGAACCTCCTTTAAAGCAGATTTTCCCCTGAGTCTTCCAAAGGTTACCATCTGGCTAACATTGTTGTGACCGTATTTGTCTTCGATATAACCAATGATTTCATCTCTTTTATTACTTGGTACATCCATATCAATATCTGGTAGGGAAATATGATCGCCAGTATTTCTCCCGGAGTTGTAAAACCGTTCAAACAAAAGGTCGTACTGTATGGGATCAATCTTCGTAATTTCGAGCATGTATGATATCAAACATCCTGCTGCACTACCTCTACCTGGCCCAGCGATCCACCCGCTATCCGTTACGAACTTAATAATATCCTGAACAATGAGAAAGTAGCCAAATAGCTCTGCTTCATCAATGACATCAAATTCACGTAAGAACCTATGATGATACTTGTCCTTGTCTTCCTGATCACTAACTTTACCCTCCTTAGCGAGAATGTGTCTCCATCCATCCCGACATAATTCCTTCAGGTATTCTTTTTCTGACTGACCATTAGGAGTTGGAAAAGTCGGAAGCACTGGCTTGCTTAGAATATCATACTCCTCACAATCATTATATACAGTTTCTAGCATTTCCGCATTAAAACTTACGGACTGCTCCGCGTCTGCAACAAAATAATCATCTTTCTCAAAGAATACCTTGTTGTCAAAATCCTCCTCACTATTCAGTATTTTGTTTTGAATCTTTGGGAGAGTCGTCTTCATGCCTGAAGCAAGCATAATTCGATGCAACTTAGCATCTTCTTTATTAACATAATATATTGGATCGATTGAGGATTCACTAATACAAATCAAATCAGTATCATCATGAATATTATTTTCTGGATCTGAAACTATCTTGATAAGATCGAACCACCCCTTCTTATTCTTTGCGAACAATGCAAAGCCATCGAAGGAACAACCGATTATAGGTTTAATGCCAGCGTTTTTGCATTCTTGAAAAAACGCAACAGCACCAGACAAAGTTTTATAATCAGCTATACCACAAGCCTTGTACTGGTTGTCAACACACTTTTTAACCAGTTCCTTCGGCTTGGAATAACCTTTAAGCAATGAATAATGAGTATAGTTCCACAAAGGATACCAACCGCACCGCATGATTACCTCATTTTAATATCTTCAATTGGAAAATTGTAAACTTCATTCAACGTAGGCATTTTCTGTTTGTCATCAAACAACCAATCAACACGAGTTCTTTTAGACCATTCAATAATTCTCCTCGCCGGGATTATAAAATTATACACAGGATGACTCATTTTCGCTACAACGCCAACCACCTGACCATTAGATTGTAGGCTCATTAAACCACCACTACTACCAAAAAGTATTGGTGCGGTTGTTTGATCAAATATATTACGTCCAACCTGCCTACCATGCTGGGAGAGAATACCGGATGTCAAGGATTCAGCACCAGCTAGACCTCCCAGAGACCCAATATGAAATAGATTTGAACCAATTTTTGGAACCCCAAGATGCAAACGAGCAGATGACTTTGTAAACTTCTGCACTGGTAAATGCAGCAAGGCCAAATCGTCACCAGCGATACCCGGAGGAGAATATCTAATAATCTTACCTTTAACTCTCATCTCACCAACCCGCTTGTGGTCTACAAATAGCACATTGACAACATCTGGGTTTTCAAACTTTACCAATTTTCTTGGAATGCCATCAGGAGTGATAACATCTGTCTCGGAGCGTAATACAGTTAGATTATGTGCAGCGGTAAGTACGAATGTATATTCTTCATCTTCTTGTTGCTTAGTAAACACAATACCACTACCTTGACCCGTTCCCGCGATAACACTAACTGAGCAGTCCATTAGATCAGCAATTACAGTATCTTTATCAATTGTAATTGGATCAGTGCCAGCCTCCTGTGCTAATGAATTCCCGCAATATAGTAAAAACAATATAAACAATGATGATCTCATGATGTTCCTCCCTCTTATTAAATTAAAATCAGTATCAACCTGGAGCTTCATAGTGTCCAATGGTAAAATCTTTATGTTTCAGATCATGTGAAGCCTTGTCGATACCATATTTGTCTACATAGTCTCCAACATACTGACACATACTCTTATTAGATCCTTGCCATTTGTTTTTACAGTAGTGGCAAAGCCTTGTGCATTTAAAATTAGAACGGTCGTATGATATTGGTATCGGTTTATTATTTTTCTTTATTTGTAGAAACCTATCCTTAAGCATTTTGAGGAACTTAACCTTATCATTATCATCCCAGCACATACTAAAAGGTCCACCGTCCTTAACGTAGAAAATAGACATTATAACATTTTTATACTCTGGATACAAATTTGAAATAGCATAGTAATATAGTAACAGTTGTGGGTCTTCACACAGTTTAGCGTATGTTTTCTTCTCGCCAGTCGCCCAGTTTTTTCGTTGTCCAGTTTTCCAGTCTAAGACCTCAATTGTATCATCATCTATTGTAGTAACAAGATCAATTGTTCCCTTAATGGCCAGATTGCCAACGAGAGGCTTGCCGCCTACTTCGTATTCATACTTGGCCCAATCTTCTTTTATTTCTATATCAAAATGCGGCTCTGGATTTAGAATTTGCCTAAGTCGAGGATCAAATTGTCCATTATTATGATCAAGTCCCAACCAAGTCAATCTAGATATTTCTTTACGGTCTACTGGAGCCCATTTGTTCGGTGAATCCTTTCTGTACCCAGTATAACTCAAATCCAACAATTCTTCAACAAAATCTTTCTCCATCAGGCGATCTGTTTTAACTCTCACCTTCTTGAGAACATCATCTGTTGTTTCCAAGAATTTCCTTTTAGGATTCTCCTGTTGAAAAAGTCTAAGGTTTGCCAGAACTTCCATAACTTTGTGGACCATTGTACCACGCTCTGCCGCCTTACCAGAATCTGATGGAAGGCCCAGCACATATGTCATAAAATATTGCAATTGGCAAAATTCATAATTGTTATAACTGGAGCTTCTGATATAGGTTATTAACATATATTGTCCTTATTTTGCGTATGTTTTAGTCCTCAGTTCCTTATATAAGCTCTCTACCTTTCTACGTAAAGCAGATAATGTTTTACCTTTACCTTCGTTTATCAAGGTTCCATCAAAATTATTGTGATCATAGTTTTCTGGAAGAAGTGTTACTTCACTAGCATGAGTGTCTTCATGTACAGCCCTCTTCATCCAATATACATACCCGTTGTTATCTTTTATAGACTGCACTTCGTTAGGAAATCTAACATCAGCAATGATGGCTAATTCCGAATCTTCCTTTACGATTTTATTAATTGTTCCAGAACTCCAAACGGGTTCCCAAATTTTTCGCATAACATCTGTACCAAAAAATTGTAGAAACTCACGAGCAGTCATTGGCCCTTTTCTTCCCGAGTAGGAATACTTGTCTCCGGGTATATTTTCCCAGAGCAAATGTTTCACCTTTTGATCTTTATCCTTATTAGTTCCATACACATTCTTATGGGGAATATTAAACAGCTCTGTAGCAATCGTCTTAAGGGGGTCTGCAAAGCTATAGCTCTTGACATATGGCCACATTTCTTTTTCTGCAAACCGTACAAATTCTTCATCCTTCCTCGTAATATCAAATACACTCCACTCAGTCAAATCGGGTGTCTTAATCAACAATTCACCCTGTTTGCCTATCGAGTATTCAGATATCATACCTCGTTCTTTAAGAACAATGCCATGCAGAATATTACAAGTAGTACTCTTGCCACTTTGTTTTAGCCCTGCGAGTCCGATAATCATCTTAATATAATCCCTTTAATTGTTGTAGAATATCAACTTCAATTTGTTCTTTAGGCATTTCACCAATATCTTTTTTTGTCATTTTGGGGAATCTTAAATCAAACATGCGGCTAAGATTTCTCTTTATGTTAACCTTAGCTTCTCTACCAGCTTGATCATTATCTGTTAGTATTACTAATGTTGTAATGCCACTTTTGATTAATTTTGAACGCTGATACGTAGAAATATCTCTCCCAAATAAACCTATGCAATTTTTAACACCTGCCTCATACAGTCTCCAAACATCGCCTTGTCCTTCTACGATAAATAAACATGACCTGTCGAGGCCACGCTCAATAGCCCTATGATGATTATACAGATGTTGAGACTTTTTAAAACCCTCAGAATAGATATACTTTGGAAGAATGTAATCTTTAGTTGATCTGGCTATAAAGCCAATCTGTACCCCGTCTGATGAATGTACTGGGATAATAGACCTCTGATACATCTTGGATATCTTATCATTACAATCTGCTATTCCAAAATACTTTAATGTAGTCGGACTAAACCCGCGTGCTTCAAAGTATTCAGATATTCCCGAAGTTTGTATTTTATCAAAACTACAGTATTCATCCTCTTCTATTTCTCGATTAAAAATATTAACCATTGTCCGTAATTCAGACTCGCGATGCTTATCCTC